CATTTGCTTTTTTCTTAGAAAGATATGGAGAATAACCCAATGCTTCAGTCATTGCAATATTTTCTAAAAGCAATTCAGTAAGAAAAATTACTGATAATTTATAATTTATAAAGTAATACGCTAAATATCTAAATTTTTTTGATAAACTTTTTTCTTTATGAAACATTTTTAAATGTAATGTAAACAACGAAAACGGTATAGAGATAATTCCTATAAAATTAACTCCTAACTTATTTTTTTTCAAATATGAATAAGTCTCAACTATCAACGCAAGATACCATATCATTATAAAAAAAATTATAAATAAAACTTGAACTCCCATTTTTATTTCTTCCTTCCATTTTTTTTATAAGAAGTGCCTGCGATATAGTCACGATTTTTTAAAGCATAATGTTTTTTTCTTTCATTCATATCATTATGATATTCATCATTGGCTTCACGTACAATCTTCTTAGCGATTTCTCTAGCATTTACATCCTGTACTGTATCTTTCTGCCCTTTTATATATGATACCAGACAAATACCACAAAGCATAAAAATTCCAATTAGCCATTTTAATACAGCGAGAATTAAATCATTAGGTGTAAAAGAATAACTCCCAAAAATCAAACAGAATATAATCACTATTTCAACTTTGACAAATGGTTCCCCTATTTTCTTGCTTATTTTAGTAGGAGGTAATTCAATACAGGTGAGTAGATTGTTTGCCATAAAAAGAATAGATGAGCTAGTAAATGTAGCTACGTCCGTAGTTTTACAGAATGTAATAATACACGTAATTAAAGAAATATAGTTTAATAATTGTTTAATAAATCCAGGACTTAATGAAATTCCTTGATTTTCCATAAAAGCCCCCCTAGTAACTACTCTATCTTTTACTTTATACCACTCTTCAAATTTTGTCAAGTAAAATAAACATTTAATCCCGTATTTTTCTGGCATTTTTTTGCTACTACCTCACCAAAACCTTACCATTCTATGGTTCTTAAAATCAATCCCCGTTTACAATACCTGTTAAGTGTTCTATAGCTGCCTTCTTTGCCTGATATATCGAAGTTTTAGATTTACCTATTTCCTCAGCAACTCCCCAAATATCGAGATCATTCAAGTAAAAAAGTCTTAGGACAGAACGCTCAAGCGGATTGGCCAGCTTATCAATCAGCCTAGATATTTCCATTCTTTCCTCAGTAAGGCGCTCAATCCTCTGGAGCGTATCCTCTTTTAGCTTCAGAACACTTATAAGATTGTTCTCTGTCTTGTTCTCTCTGCTTGTCTGCACCCTGCTATGGCTTAGTGTTGGTTTTTTGATAATACCACCTTCCAGGGCTTCCAATTCCAAATATAAGCCTTTGATCTCCTTGTTTATCCACTTAACGCCCTCTAGCTTAGTTTTTACCTCGTCAGCACTCACTATTAGTACCTCCTTGCTCTATTAGTGTTGTGTCCAAAAATGAGCACTACTCAAACTCCCTACGGTCATGATAAAACAGTGTTCCCTCAAAAACTTCAAAACGCTTTTCAAATTGTTCATCAGTGAGGTATTCTGCCACCTCCTCACCAAAGTTATTCCCTGGTTTAAGGATTGCCCATAGATTACGCTTTCTATCAAAGTATGCTCTTACAAATTCATCAGTTCCCTTTGCCCTGAGTCTTGAGTGTATCTTTTTCAGGTCTGCTATGATTTTCTGCTTATTCATCTTCGATTAGCTCCGCTTTTATTTCCTCTACAACTTCAAGAATATCTCCAGTCTCATGAGCTTTATAAGCCACTTCCAAGATAGTCTTAGCTGATTGCTGCCTTACAAACGGGGATACTGTTTCATCTGTCATAAGATTATGTAAGACCTCTACCGCCTCCATGCTAACAGCTTGTAGCCTTGCCGTGGTTTGCTGCATTGCATTAAGTCTAAGCTCTCTATAGTACCTCTTGAATGTTATATCCCTTTGCCACTTATTTACAGTTGTTCTAGATATACCAACAGTTTCCCTAGCCTCTTCGATTGTATTGGAAGTCATCAAAGCTAGAGCGAACTTTTCTTGCCTGGGTGTGACTTTCTCCCCCATTCTTTACCTCCTGGAATTGTAAACTTTTGTCAGATAATGTAAGCCCACTCTTTACTTGATTAGGCTTATAACTATTATCTTAGCCCTCAGATAGCCCTAGAGCTGTATCAAAATGATTAGAGTATGTTTCTAAAGCTGTATTTAATTCATCACTAGCTAAAACTAACATGAAAGCTAGATCACTTGCTGAACCGTTACTATCAATGATTGGAGTATCATGATAGCTCTTAGCATGTTGCTTGAATACCTTTAACAGCTCAGCTAGTCTATCCTCTTTCAGGATATAGCTAGGTAAAGCAATGTTGTTAGCTGCTCCGATTTCATGTAATTTCTTAATGGCCAATGGGTTTCGCTTGTATTTCTCTAGATAGCTTAGTAGCTCCTGTTCCGATACTTTCATAGTGCTCAGTAAGTTCAACTCAGCAACATTATCAGCCGTTACTGTTTCGTACTCTGATTTAATTTTCTCTAGTTCTGTCTGTTCAAAATTCTCTAGCTTAGCTAGAATATTGGCAAACTCAGTATCTGAGTACTGATCGGCCTCTTTTTTAAAGTTCTCCAGGCGTAGCTCAGCCTCAGACTGATATAAAACCTGATCTCGAACTTTTTCCAAAAGTTCTTTTTTCATTTTTCCATAAGCCTCAATCTTTTGTTGCTTATAAGTGCCTAGGTTGTAAATTTGTGCCTTTATTTGTTGTAGTGTCATGGTAATTCTCCTTTATTTCAATTCTAGCGCTCTTTTAGCTACTTGTTCCCAGTCCTTAGAATATAGAGCGCTAGCTTTTTTATCCCATCTCGGTCCTGTTCCTGGGGCTTTTTTATATTTTAGTAGTTCCTCTTTATTCGCAAAGAAAAACTTACGCTGTTTATCTGAAACGAACCCTTTCCGTTTCTTGCCGTAAAACTGCATTCTTGCATACGGCGCATTATAGACTATTCTCCCATTGGCCTTAGTTAAGTTTCCTCTTAGTTCTCCAGATCGCCTAGGTATAAAACGGTGCATGTCCATAACCATCTGATTAGTAACTGCCTCTTTTGCTCTCGCTAATCCCATAGGTGTTACTTTACGCTCAATACCTTTTAGATTTACCTTTACTTTTACTCCTGTTCCCAAAGTCCCTCCTTTCTATGACTAAAACAAAAAGAGACATGACAAAGAGCAGTTAAACTCTTATATCATGCCTCTAGTTTTCTAGTCAGCAGCTAAATTTTTTCTTTTTGCCTTGTTTCCTTTTGAATGGGTTTACCATCTTGTGTTTTGATGATTAGACTACCAAACTCTGGTAACTTGGCTGACTCAATTATACCATTTTTTGAGAATAAAACAAAGCCTCTATCAAGCAAATCTTTAAGCTGTTCTGTCTTTTGTATCATATTAAACCTCCTCTATCTCGGGTGTACCTCCAGGTACGCCTGTAAATATTAAATAGTTTGGCCTGTAGTTATAACTAGGCTACAACAAGTGTCCAAACGGGTACAGTTGTAAGCTGACCCATTTTAGGGCTATCTTTGAGCGACAAATATGTCGAAAAGTCTTCGGTTCCTGTATAACCGTTATTAGTTTTGTTTGCTACTCTTTTTTGAGTAATAGCCTTGCTTAGGGTGCAGTTGCACCCCGTGCATACTTTTTTCAACCTGCTCAATTTTGAGCGACTTTAGCCTTTAAGCTACTGATTGAGTATCGCTTATCTTTGATAGTAAATGACTTGAAAAAGTTACCCTCTAAGCCAGTTCTGACACGGCTGGCCACTCGTTCACTATACAAGCTAGCAATCTCTGAGCTGCTTAGATTTGTAGTAATAATGGTTTTATCTCGATTGCTGAGAATATCAAAAATAAACTCTTCTTCCCAAACTGATTTACCTTTACTACTAGCGTTGTCCGATTTTATACCTAAATCATCAAGTACTAGGTAATCAACCCCTTTCAGCATTCTTGAGTAGTAGCCCTCTTGGCTAGTAGAATTAAAACTCTCTCTAACTCGCCTAAGGATTTCTGTTAGATTGACAAATAGCACGCTCTTAGGCTCTCCTTTGGCTTTGTAACCCTCGTTTATAGCCTTAGCAATAGCTACGCTCAAATGGCTTTTCCCTATGCCTGTGGATCCTGTAAATAGGGTATTCCCTGTCATGCCGTCCAGGTATTTCTCTACTTGCGCTCTAGCAAACTCCAGTAGTTGCTTTTCCTCGGCTGTCTCAACTATGAAATTCTCAAAGCTAGCCTCTTTAAGCTCTCTAGGGATCGTACTGTCTCGCATGAGCACATTATAGGTTTTTAGGTAGGTCTCAGCATTCAAGCTATTATCTACTCCCTCCCTATCCTGTCTCTCTATTAGCTCCTTTGTGCATTCAGGACAAAACTCTTGTATACTTCGTTCCTTACTGCCTCTTTTAGGTGTTGATATTTGCCAATAATTGACCTTGTGAACCTCACATACCTTTTCACTAATTTTTCTGTTGTTATATTGCTCAAATTTATTTTCCATTGCTTACCCTCCTAAAATGGGTTTTCTTCTGTTCGTGTTTTCAGCCATTCTTCACGGCTAATAGGTTCTGCTTGCTTAGGTAACTGTTTCAGCTTTTGACGTTGCTCCTCATGCTGCTTAACTTGCTCAACTGTTCTAAGTCCTAACCCTTGCCAGTTTGAAAGAATTGACCTGGTATATCTAATTGACTTACCAGCGTTTAGGATAGTTACCTCAAGAGCATAGATAACTAACTCTTTGCCATGAATTTCTAACAAGTCTCTCACTTCTTCCATCATTGTCCCATTGACTGACATTTGACCAAAAGCCGACTTTAATTTTTCAAAGATTGGGTTTTCATGCTCGTCCTCGTCTTTCTGACTTGACCTAGATTGACTTAGATTATCTTGACTTGACTTATATTGACTTATATTCTGCTGTCCCATGTCTGCCCTTTGGTTGTCCCTTGGTTGTCCCACCTTTTCAGGAGGTTTTTTAGGTCTATCTACACGCTGCCTAGGCTCAGTAAGTTCAATATCTGGGACTACTTCCCTGAGTAAATCCGCATAGACTGAATTGACCTTTCTATCAGCACGGACTTTATTCTGCTCATGAAAATCAGTGATAAAATAAACCATTTCATCATTCAGAGGTCTGATAAAATCCTTGACTATCAAAAGTCCTAGGCTATCTTCACTAACCCCTATCATTCTAACAACAGGGAAAGCCTCTACTACTCCATCATCATCTGAGTTTTGAATTAAATGAAAATATAGAGCCTGTGCCTCTAACGGTAGTCTCAAAAATCTCTGAGTTTGGGTTACTGTCTTACTTATCATTCTACGATTTCCCATTTTTCTTCCGTTGCTCCTCCGTGTTAATTCCCCTGATGATGTCATAATAAGCGTGACCAGCAGGAATGACATAGCCCTCTGTTTCAAATTCCACCCATTGCTCCACACCGTCCACAATTACCTTGCGTAAATTTTTTATGACGGGTGTCCATTGTTCTTTTTTCTTTGTCATTATTCCCCCTAATCTACTGCAAGAAAATTGTATATATCAGTCTTGCGGTAATAAATCTTCTTACTGTTCTCAAAAGGCGACTGATAAGGCTTTAAGCCGTGTTTTTCCCAATTATTCAACGTTGTTCCGCTGATCCCTAGCTTATTTAGTAGATCAGCTCTAGCAATTAAATCCCAGCCGTCGTTATGCTGTTTTTCAAGCTCAAGCCTTTTCTCTAAGTGATCGCCCACTTTCTCCAGTAGCTCAAGTTCTGCCTCTCTTGATAATAGTTGCATATTACACCCCTTTCTAATTGTTCCGCTTGCCTGCTAGTTGAATATAACGCCCGTAGCAAGGATTTAAAACCTCGCTAGGTGTTTCTATCGCCTGTCTGCTTTCTCTCTCCATTTGAGTGCTTTTTTGGCGGTCTCGATGGTTTAAATAAAGCAGCAAGCCAATCAGTACCACGGAAAAGATGAGCGCCTGTGTGTTGGTTAAATCTAACTCATTCATTTTAGTAGCCCCCTTTTTTGTAGATCAGCAGCTACTAAACTACGTAAATACATCCAGGTTGATGTAGTTGCATGATTGATCCCATTACTTAAATCATTTTCTTTTATTACTTGAGCTAAGAAATTGAATAGCAACCAGTCAGGAGCTTTTCCATGTCTTTCTGTACATTCTTCGTCATATATTTTTAATTCTCCAAGCAAATTCTCAACATTCCTATTAAAGAAATCCTCATGACTTGCCTCTTGTTTTTTATACGCCTCAGATAATTTGTAAAACTGAGTCCATAGCTGACTAATAGTTGATCTACAATCTTCAGCAATCTCTGTCGCTCCATCATGATTTTTAGCTATATGCCACTCTGATAGAATATCTAGTTTTTCCTCAACAAGTTGTAACCCTTTTTCAAATTCTTCAAAGTATGTGTTCATGTTTTTTCCTCGATCATATTTTATTTTCTACAGTTGCTCCATGACTTTCTCCCAAATTTGGGAAAGGTTCTATCAGCTTTTTAATATCTTTCCTGCCACTCTTATCTCATGCTCAGAGTCGCCAAATTGAAAGCATGAATAAGAACCAGTTTAAAGAGTTAGCGCTCTCTCGTTGGGGCACAAATCACTATTTTGTGATATAATTAAATAAATACCTAACTAAATCCCATACTTGCTATTTGTGGTTTTAGTTGTTTGAGTGAAAAGCCTTGCTAGTTTGCCGACTGTTTAGGCTTTTTTTGTTGCTCAGATTTCTTTAAGTGAAAGGTAGTAAGAAATCTTATAAATCTTCTACTAGCCAGTTCATGACTGCCTCATAGATACGCTTTGGAGCGTCATAGTCTCCATTTTCAACTTTGGTATAAGTTTGTGGTTTAATACCTAATTCCTCAGCTATAGCCTTTTTAGTCTGCTGAGCTTTAGCACGTTTAACACGTACCTTTTCAGCTAATTCCATTGAAATAAACATATCGTCCTCCTTTCTAAACAGACTTTTTTGTCTGTTTTCAAGTTTATAATACAGACTTTTTTGTCCTTTGTCAAGCATTTTATTTTAAAAAACAGACTTTTTTGTCTTTTTTATCCTTTTATGTTATAATCATTTTTGAAAGGTAGCAACAAAATGACTAAAAATAAACTTAAGGAGCTTAGAAAAAAAGCAGGCTTGTCTCAATCGGATATAGCAAATGAACTCAATATATCAGTAAAAACAGTCTCACGATGGGAAAACTTAGAGACAGATATTAAGCCTAATAAAGCAGAAGAGTTAGCAAAATTGTTAGGCGTAACTGTTCCTGTACTACTTGGTTATGGATATCAAGAACCTATTAAATACCTTGCTTGGATGGGCAATATACCAAAATTGAGAAAAGAAAAAGGTATAACTCAAGAAACACTCTCTAAAGAGACTTCTATCCCTTTAGAACTTATAAAAGAGTGGGAGAATAATAACGGTAGCTACACACCAGAACAGTTAGAAATCTTAGAAAAATACTTCGAAGTCTCTACCCCAGAGATAATAGGATATTCCATTGCTCACTCAGAGCTAAGAAACGTGATAAATGAGCTTTCTGAGGATAGTAAACAAAAACTATTAACTTACGCTAAAGATCTAAAAGCCTTGGAGGATTTCAATAAGGCAAACAACACCTAAAACAAACGAAAATAGGGCTATTCTCGTAGCTCTCAGCGCTATATAAAAACAATATTCATAAATACTTAACTAAATCCCATACTTGCTTACTGATGTCAGAAAGGTATGACTATGAATATTACAGAATACAAAAAGAAAAACGGTGCTACCGTGTACCGCGCAAGTGTTTATTTAGGCGTTGATAAGCTTACAGGGAAAAAGGCTAGGACAACAGTTACGGCCAACACTAAAAAGGGCGTTAAAATCAAAGCCAGGGAGGCAGTCAATGCTTTTGCAGCTAATGGATATAGCGTAAAGGAAAAACCGACCATCACAACCTATAGGGAGCTGGTCGCTTTGTGGTGGGAGAGTTACAAGAATACAATCAAGCCAAACTCCCAGCAATCCATGGAGGGGATCGTAAGACTTCATATTTTGCCTGTATTCGGCGATTACAGGCTAGACAAGCTCACTACTCCTATCATTCAGCAACAAGTCAACAAATGGGCTGACAAGGCCAATAAGGGCGAAAAAGGAGCGTATGCAAACTATAGCTTTCTAAACAATATAAACCGCCGTATTCTCCAGTATGGAGTGACTATGCAAGTGATCCAGCATAACCCTGCGCGTGATGTCATTATCCCACGTAAGCAACAAAATAAGGAGCATAAGGTAAAGTTTTTCAGCAACCAGGAACTAAAACAGTTTTTAGACTACCTGGAAGATTTGGATCAGTCTAGTTATGAAAATTTCTTTGACTACGTGCTTTATAAAACCTTACTCGCTACTGGTTGCCGTATCGGAGAGACTTTAGCTCTTGAGTGGTCTGATATTGACCTTAAAAAAGGCATTATCAGCATATCTAAGACTTTGAATAGATACCAGGAAACAAACACGCCTAAATCTAAAGCAGGTCTGAGAAAAATTGACATTGACAAGGCTACAGTATCACTCCTTAAACAATATAAAAAACGCCAACAAGTCCATTCATGGCAACTAGGCCGATCTGAGAGTATTGTCTTTACTCCTTTCACCACAAAATACGCCTACGCTTGCTTACTTAGAAAGAGGCTGCAAGGTCACTTTAAAGCTGCTGGCGTTCCTGATATTAGTTTCCATGGTTTCCGACATACTCACGCTACAATCATGCTATACGCTGGTATAGAGGCGAAAGATCTACAGTATAGGCTAGGCCACTCTAATATCTCAATGACCTTGAATACTTATGTCCATGCTACCAAAGAGGGAGCTAAAAAAGCCGTCTCAATCTTTGAGGCAGCTATCAGCAATTTATAAATAACAAGGGTGCCCCATTTTTGGGCTACCCTATTACTATACCTAAAATTAGTTATGGGTAACTAAAAGGGTAGTAAAATCAAAAAAAAGCACTCTAGGATGAGGCCTAAAGTGCTTGGTTTCAAGGCTTTACAGCCTATCTTATTTAATAAAATATTACAACATTTTGTTGTAGAATTCAACGACAAGTGCTTCGTTAATTTCTGGGTTGATTTCGTCGCGTTCTGGCAAGCGAGTCAATGAACCTTCCAATTTTTCAGCGTCGAATGATACGAATGCTGGACGTCCAAGAGT